CTGGGAGTATACTTCAAATTTAGCATCAGACCCAGTAGAATCAGGATCGAAACTAGACCCCCACGTGATTCTCAATTCGACGTCGTGGTATTGAAGTGCAATTAATGGTAAAGCCGTTTGTGCGTTTTCGCAAAACGAAAACCTGAGTGGGTAAAACTTATTTACAGTGGCTACATCTCCAAACCCAGATGTAGATTTAGATAAGTTTTGCGCTAATAAATTTGGTGCAATGTACTGAGAAAAGTTAGACGTTTGTTCGTCGATGACTTGACCACCAATTAATAATTCTACCTTGGAAATGGCACTTACCCAATCTCCGGCATTAAAACCTCGAGCTTGGGTACCCGTGTTTGCTGCAATATAGACGTACCCAAGCATATCGCCTTTTCTTTCGAAACGAACGGTGGACATACCACCTACAGCTGGGTTCCCCTGGATAACTTGTCTTTCAACAGTTTGGGCGAAATTCGTGTGACGTTTGTAGTTAGATCTAAAGAAGGAAACTTCGGGTTGACCGACGAGGTGCGCGTCTTGTGCACCTATAGCAACGAGTTGAGCAATACCTCCAGACATGTTTTTATATTATAATAAGGTTTTATTTTTTAAATATTATTCTTTACGTTCTTTATGATTTCTTATATTTACGTATATTCACTCCATTCGACAAGCCACGTAGAATGTGATGTATCAATTGATTTAATTTTAACACTGTATAAATTAGAAGTGGTGGTACTCAAGCCACTCCATGAAGTACCACCAGCGGGAAAGCTGTTCTTCGTCGGTTGAGCATTTCCCAATCTTCGTATTTCAAATGATGCAGATACGCCGTACGAACTAGTAAATAAAAACTCATACTCGAGTGGTAAACTCGATGGTAAAGTATGAGCTAAATCTATGTATTGAAACTGAGACACAAAGCTAGTATATGGTGTCGAATTAAAGTTGTAATTCGAAGGAGAGAAACTTGGAGAAATATCAATATAGGAAGTACCACCGCTAATAAAGCTAGTGAAATCACTTGTACCATAACTTCCACCACCACCACCACCACTGGATGCAGCAGCATTCATTTCTTCTACTGTGAACAATATGGCACTTGGATAATCATCCGTACCAGCTACGATAACTTCGTGGTGTATATGGTAGTATTTACCGTTCGCGAACTCCAAATTAGTACTTTTATCAAAATTTGTATATACATTTGTTTGAGACGCCGTGGTCCAAGACGACGTACTATTGTTATAATAAAATTCTATTGAACTTGCCGAAACTGAAAGGCCACCTGGATCATCTTGTTGAAAATATATGTCGTGTGAATGACCGACCCCGAAATACGAAAATCTAAATTTGAATGGAGTCCCGTTTATGCTTCTTAATCCACCGTGAATTATGTTATGTATCGCAGTATCGTAATTATTTGTGTCTATATAATCAGAAGACCAAGACGCATCAATTTCCCCTGATTTTGTAAATTCCGCGTTTGATAATTTTGCTTCGATAGATACTTTTTGAGTATCTTCTTTTGTAATTTCAAGTATTAAAAATTTATTTGGTGTTGGGTCGGTGTCATATGGAAAAGAGAGAGCATGATCTCTAAAATTTGTTTTATTAATGGTATGATTAGAACCATCTATCGTAACCGATAAATCACGAGATCTTACGATTTTTGCTTCACAAGAAACGCCACTCGTATACAATTTCATAATCAATTTCTGACCGGGGGTCATTGCTGTTTGAATATTTATAGTACTAAACGCTGACGACGAGCTTCCAATATTATAAGGATTTTGGTTATACATATAATCGTATGGACCACCAGTAACGGATGCACTGATCTCAGTCGAAAAATGACTTATACTAGCCTCACCAGCAGTCATACCACCACTACCACCACCGGAAGCTGCCTGCCAAGATGGTAAACCACCGGAAACTGTGAGTACATCACCAGGTGATGAACTTATAGCCAATCTGGTGAGTGTGGATCCATTATAGTAGAGTATATCACCTGTTGAGTAACTTGATTGACCTGTACCACCCCTCACAACTGCTAAAGTACCGGACGATATATTACTCGCATTCAAACTTGTTAATCCTGATCCTGAACCAGAAAACGACGATGCAGTTAACGAGTTTGTAAAATAACCAGTACCATTAACATGAAGTTTATAATTTGGTGACGTTGTTCCTATACCGACGTTACCGTCACTCCTGATTCTGAACCTTTCTGAACTAGCCGTGTAAACTACAAATACATTATCTGAAGGAAACCCAAACTTTGCACCGCTATTATTCGTGTGTGTGATATAATCGGTAATATCACCGGTAAATCCACCACCGGAAGCTGGCTGCCATTCTGGTGCAGTACCCGCTGAGTTCACTGTGAGTACATCACCACCTGAACCTATACCCAAACTGGTGAGTGAAGTTGCTCCAGATGCATAGAGTAATTCACCTGCGGTATAAGTTGTTAAACCTGTCCCACCATCACTTACTGCTAAAGTACCGGTTATAGAAGATGCACTTAGATCGACTGCAAGTTCACCATTTTGTATGACTAAACCACCATTTGCTTTCGTATCAACGGAAAGAGTGTGTGCTATAGTTTCACCTGAAGTTGCACCTGAACTAGAAATACCGTCACCGCCTGTAATAGTTGCAACGTAGTCTCCTGTTGTTCCTGTACCCAAAGTTATATCACCACTGTTACCACCAGAACCTATATCTGAAGTTAATATATTTGTATTATAAAGTTCTTTAGTTGTTGTATTATACCCAATAACAGTTGTAGATGCAGGATTTGTCACGCGTAAAGGTGACATATAAATACTATCGCTCGTTGGTGCATCAATAGCTGTAGATGAAGCGTTTAAAACAATTGTATTTTCCGCCTGATTTGCAGGAGCTTGTTTACCAAACCGGATTTTGGTAGACCGCTCGATTGTCGGTAAATTTTTAACCATTTATTATAAGTGTGTATTTTAATTTGCGTAAACGAGGCCAGCCATGCCATTTTCAATATGAAGTATATTGTAGTTGACGGCGTATATGGGTTCGGTAATGTTCATTGTCTGACTAACTATTCTGGCTGAATCTATACGACTAAAATTGAGTGTTCCTGTCGGCTGGAGTGAACTCGATGTGATACAAAAACAATATAAGAAAAAGTCCGGGGACGTAACAAAATTTGTATGGTAATAATTCATAACATCTATAAAGTGTGGTTTTGCCCACTTAAAATCGGTTATATCCGAACCATTAACCTGAATTTTTATTTTATTTGTTGTTGATGTTAATGCACCCGTTCCTGATGTTTCCGAACAAGCTATATATTTCACGGGGTGATTAAATGTTAATTCTTGTATACGCTCATTCGACGCAATATTTTTTTGAACTTGTGTAATTATTAAATCATGATTTCTGTCAGTAACGTTTTTACGTTCCTCTTCATCAAGGTAATAATAATTCGAATAACATTCAAAGTTGTAGTTACCCGCACTCGGACCCCAATGTATACGTAACTCAACATTGTGATATTGAAGTGCAACTAAAGGTAACGCGGACTGTGCGCTTTCACAAAAAAAGAAACGTAATGGGTAAAAATAAGAATTCGCGCTTACACCTGGATGTGGTCCCAATGCACTTTTTGATACGTTCGTTGCAAATGTATCAATAGCTATTTTTTCTGTAAAAATGGCGTCCTGGGTATCTATAACCTGACCACCAATAAGAAGTTCGACTTTATCTATAAGTGTATCCCAATTCTGTATATCAAGAGCTTCTGTGTTATTATCTATAGCGAGATATGTATATCCTAACATATCACCATTTCTTTCGAATGTGATGGATGACATGGATCCTGCACTGGGATTACCTTGTATAAGCTGTGGTTCGATGACCTGAGAAAAATTTGTGTGTCTTTTAAATGACGATATAAAAAAACTTACTTCTGGAGAACCTGTGATGTATTCATCTTGAGCACCTACTGCAACGAGTTGAATAATACCTGATGACATTTATAATAAGTAAAGGTTAAAAAATGACCTGAAATTATTCATATGGCAAATTTCTTTTTTTGCATACAAATCTAAAAACAAAAACTGCGTCGCCACAGTCTGCCGCTGCACCGTCCTGTTTATCTAAATTGAATGTCAATCTATCGATCTTTCGAATGGGATTATAGTATTGTTGAATGATTGGATACTCG